CGCATGAAGCGGTTGGGCACGGCCTTGAGTTCGCCGAAGTCAGAGACGTACACGTCAACCGACGCATACAGCTTCTGGTCTTCGCCCTTGTCCATGCGGGTCGAGTTGCCGGTAAAGGACGAGAACGTCTGCTTCAGTGCCGGGGGCATCATCAGCACGTCCGGGTCCCCGCCAGCGGTGTAGACCAACTGCGCCACCGACTTGAGCTGCGTTTCCGTGTAGTTGCGCAACGTGCCGTTGGTGTTGCCGGTATTGTTGATGTAGTTGGACAGGGTGTTACCCGCGCCCACGCTGGTGTTGTCCACCACCCAGCCCAGCAGGCCACGGGACTGGCGCGGCGAGGTCGCCAGCACGTCCAGTTGCGTTGCAGAGCTTTCCATGTCGCGGCGCAGTTCCAGCCCGGCCAGCGTCATCTGGTAGGCCAGTTCGTTCTTGCGGCCAGCGGGGTTCATCGCCAGTTCAGTGCCGGACACAGTGACCGTCTTCACGGAAATCTGAGTGCGGTTGTTCAGGCGAACGGTCGGCGTCACCGTCTTGGCGGTGGGGTTGTCACCTTCGGCTGCGGCGTTGTTGGTCACAGCCGCTGCGAGGTCTTGGGTTTGCCACTCATGCAGCGTGTTGCTGGCTTTCGCCTTCGCAGCCATACTGATGAACGGGGTTTGGGTGGGGCTGATGCGATAGATCACATCAGACAAGTCCTCACGGTTGCCAATCGCGGCGGTCGTGAGGTAAGTTCCGGTTGGGACTGCCATTTTTAACTCCAGCGTCTCTCGACGTTAAGGGTTGTTTAAACAAAATTTGCCATGAGGCCCACTGCATCGCGGGGGCTGCCAGTTTTCTTTAGTTGCTGGTACTGCTGTCCGCGCTTGTCAATCGCCACTGGCGCTGCATCGGGTGTCACCGTCCGCTGCGGGAGGTTGCTCACCTTCTGCGCTGCTGCTTTCGCCTTGCTCATCATTTGCCGATAGAGCATGGCGTCTCGGGCCAACAGGATGATTTTGTGATCGGTGATGCCGGGGGCTTCCAGGTTAGGCGTGCCGTCCGGGTTGGGTTTGCCATACACACGCTCAGGCTCAAACCCTCGTGCGATAAGCTCATCAGCGATCAGTTTTGATTCAGCCGCACGCTTGGCGTCGTCCTTCCATTCCGGGAGCTTGGCAATCAGTTCTTGCTGCTCCGTTTGAACGGCGGCGACGTAGCGCTTCAACTGTTCCTGTTGTTCTTGGGCTGCGAGTTGCTGAGACTGCGCATTCACCTGCTGCAATTGGGCGTGCCTCTTTTCAAAAAGGTGCCGTTGCTTCAAGTATTCCTGCGGGTCTTGCTCCATCAGAGCATCCCAATCAATCCGACTCTGTTCTTGTAGTTGGGCCTGCAACACGGCGTGAGCCTGCTGCAAACCCTGTGCGGCCTGTTGCCGTTCAGCACGCGCTTTCTCGGCTACGGCTTCGGCTTCCTTGCGGAGCGCTGCTGCGGCCTCGAATTTCTGCGTGCTCGACTTCTGCGCTTTGTAACCGTTGATCAGTTCGCTCTTGGTGAGTTCTACGTCCGTGCCGTCAATGTTGACGGTGAACTTTTCCTCATCCTGGGCTTGCTGCTCAGGGTTAGCGCCTTCCTCTGCGGGCTTGGGCGGCTCTTTGCCTTCCTCACCTTCAGTGGGTGCTTGCGGTTGTTTGGCTTCAATGTTTCCATCGTCGCCCAGCAGGTTTGCAAGCACTGCTGTTGCTTGATTGGTGTCAAGCGCACCGGTTTCAGGGCCAGCATTACCCGCGTTGGCAGGTTGCGAGGTTCCATCACTCATTTTCAGAACTCCAGTCTGTGCCGGGGGCCGAAGCCCCGCAGCGCGGCGTCTCTCGACGTTATGAAGCAGCTAGAAGGCCGGAGCCATCTAGACCGGCTGCTTAGCGGTCAGGATTCAATGCGAGTGCTTCACCTTGTTCACAATCGCCTGCAATTTCAGGGCTTGGTTCTCGCGGCGAAGCTCTTGCACTTGCCTTTGCAGGTCGTGAATCAGTGTCGCATCTTTTTCGCCCGGAACATATGCCCTCAGCACAAGCCAGCGGCCAATGCGAAACAGAAGCTGGTTCATGCTTTTTGAACGTCCACCGATTTAACCCAATCCATGAATTCGGCATATCGCTTGCAACGCCGATCAGGCCAGCCGCTACGGGTGATTTTCACGTCTTGCAAATGCTGCGGAATTGCGTACTCGCCAAAGTTGCCAACCCAACCCTTCATGCTTCAACCCTCTCACCCGGGCCATACGGCACATCTACCCAGCGGCCAAATTCAGGCGATATAACAACCTTGTCACCCGTATTCAGCACATAGCCAGCCGGGCCGACTTCCGTGCGAATGTTGCCCCAGCGCTCGGACATGATTAGTCCTTTGGCATCGGGATGCGTCACCAGCGATACGCGGCGGTCATGACGGTTGATTGCCAGGACGTGCTCGGTCAGTTCGGCGAAAGAAAGTTGCGGGCTTTGTCCAGCAGGCTCTGCTGATGCAGGTACTCCAGCTCCACCTTCGCTAGCTTGCCCGTCTCCAATGTCGCTTCCAGGCTGGCTTTGACCTTGCCCAGCATCGTGACTGCCAAGTGGGTTTTTTCGCGGTCGTCCGCGTGTTTTGGGCTGCTGGGGATGTTCTTCCATGATTCGATCAAATCCTTTTCAATGTCAGCAAACACGGCTTGGAATACTTCGTTCTCAAGCACTAGCTTTGCTTGGTCGCCTCGGTACAGTCGTTCCTCTAGGGTCATACACCACCCACTGCGGCATCACTAGCCGATTCTTGCTTGCCCGACAGCACAGCGGCCCCGGCAAGTTGCGCGGCGTCTAGCTTGGCTTCGTTGTTCATCTGTGCAATGCGCTCTTTGGACGCCAGTTCCATCGCCGTCTTCCATTGCTGGAACTGCATCTCGCGCTGGTGCTCAAGGTCTTTGTACTCAGCCTTCACCCGCTCCAACTGCGCTTCAAGCTCCAGCTTCTGCGCCTGCTGTGCGGCCTCGGACTGCTGGCGGTTGTTGTCAACCATCGCCTGGTACTCAGCCTTGATGCGCTCAACGGCAAGGTCTTTCTGGCGCTGGAGTTCGTCCATCTGCGCCTTGTGCGCCAGTTCCATCTGCTTGATGCTGGCGGCGGCTTGTAGCTTGGCTTGCTCGACCTGAGCCGCAGCAGCGCCGGGATTCGGCATCGGCTGATTAGGGTCAGGCTTGGTAAAGAACTTGCTGCCGGACTTGAAGCCCATGTTCTTGGCAAGCTCAATGCTGCTGTAGTACAGGTTTTCCGGCTTGGCAATGCCGATAGCCATTCCCTGTGCCTGCGCGTTCTGTAGCTGCATCAGGCGTGCGATGCGCTGGTCTTTGTCGCCCATTCCAAGGCCGACATTGATGGTGAAATCAAACTGGTTTGTCCACTCGCGCGGGTCAATGTCCACCCATTCGCCTTCCAGCTTTACGCGGTCGGTCTTCTTCTGGTTCTGGCACACCAGCTTGAGCATCATGCGGAACAGGTCTTCAAACCCTTCCGCCGCCTGTACTGCGACAAGCTCAGTTCGCATGTCGGCCTTGTTCGCCACAATGCGGGTTTTCGTTGCCGTCTCGCTGCCGAATAGCTGGCTCGGGTCGTTGCCCATGCTCTGGCGGCTCCAGCCGGTGGAGTCTTCCAGCTTGCGATGCCCAAACTCCAGAAGCTGCATGGCCTCTGCGATGTTGCCTTTGCCTTGGTCAAGCCGCCCGACTGCGCCATTGGCTTTGACGCGAACAACGCCGCCAGGACGTGAGGAAAGCAGATCGTCCAGATTGACCTGATTTTCAACAGCGAAGTAACGCCCGTTGACCTCAAGGTACAGGTTATCCCGAACCCCGCGCTCGACCATCGTGTTTGCCAACTGCTCGGGCATCGCCAGGTCAGCAATGGACAAGCCATAGAACAGGTGCGGAATCGGGACGGGGCACCACGAAATGAACGGGCGCGCATCGGTAATTTCGTCGTCCAGTAGCGTGCTGCCTGCTTTCGTGATTTTGTGCAGTTCCGCTATTCCGTCGCCGTCACGGTCAAGCCACAGATACGCCTCAATGCCCCAAATGATGCGCTGCGAGTCATCCATGGAATCATCGCGGTCAAGCCCGGTCTGGTAGCTGTCGTATTCCTCGCGCTCGATGCGCTCCATGTTGAACTCGGCTTGTGAGTCGTCCGAGCCAATGGAGTCCACAAGATCGGCATCAAAGCCCATCGCTTTGAGTTGAGAGGCAGTCTTGCGCCAGCGATGGCCGACAAACCGCGCCGTCTCAATGTTTCCAGTAGCGGAAATCAGGAACTGCTCGGGCGGGATGTTTTCGATACACAGCCGTCCGCCAGTCTTCACACGCTTACAAGCTACGTCATACAGCATGACGGGCGGCATCTGCGCGATGTTGTCCAGTTGCGCCTGAATCTGGATGGATGCTTGCAAGGCTTGGGCATTCCCCTGCTGTGCAGCTTGCTGGGCCTGCATCAGTTGGGCGGTCAGTTGCTCGATGGCCTTGGCCCGCTGCTTCGCGTCATCCTCGTCCGGGTAGCTGGTTTGCTCGATGATTTCGACCTCTGGGTCGTCCATCAGCATTGCCAGGTTAACTTCCGTCTGCCCTTTGTATTCCTCGCGCGTTTCCTCGTCGGTGTTGTCCCACCAGACCTTCATGAATCCGCGCTTGCTCTGGAGCCCGTCTTTCAGCCATGTATAAGTCTTGCTGCGGCCTTTGTTCTTCTTGAAGAACAGGTAATTCAGGTACTGTGTGGCACGGTTGGCCTTGATTTCGTCGTCTTCTTGGGTCGGCTCACACTCGACCACGGAATCCCCACCGGTAAACGTCACCATCAACTGCGGCAGCATGGCCTCGATGGTGTTGCGCACGTCCGTAGACACAACGCGCGAACGACCCGGAATCGACGGCGGGGCCAGTTCCTCGACAGCTTCACCCAAGTAGTAATACATCGCCTTGCGGCGCATCTCGGATAGCTTGTCGCCATCAAAGCCCAGCGCCTGGCGCATCTCTTGGTCAACGATGGCGATTAGCTCATCGTCTGTCATGCGTGTTTTTGTCATGCTGTGCTAAGTGTTGGGTACTTCAGGGGCTGGCTGGCTTGCGGCTCCTGATAGACGATGCACATCAGGCCAAACGCATCCGCGCTGTGACTCGCCCAATCGTGGTCAGGGCCTAGTCCTATGTCGCGCTTCTCGTCTTTTTTCTCGTGATACCAGCCAATGGCGTCAATGCCCGCCTGAGTTGTTGCCTCGTTGAACCAGATGCGGCTGAACAGGTTTCGCGCCCGCTCGACGCGCATCATTGCCGCGCCCTTGCCTTGATTCGGCACGACCTCGACCGCGTAACCAGCCGCCTCAAACGCGCTGCGGTAGGAGACGTCAATCACCTTGTCCTGCGTGTCGCCATCGTGCGGTAGCCATATCTGCGGCTTGTTCGCATCGCAGTAGCCTCTAGACCGCATCCAAGCCAGATGAGCGCCGATGGGCTGGCCCTGCGCTTCGTAGTGGTCTAGGACTCGTATCTCTTTGCTGACAAATTGCGCTATCCAGATGACGAAGTTGTCAGCTTTTGCACCTGTGCCGCCAATATCCACAAACGCCCGCAGCGACATAAGCGGGTCAACCGGAACCCGCCCGATTCGGCCCTCTGCGCGGGCCTGGTTCAAGTGGCTGGCAAAGTAAGCGCCCTCAATGACCGTTGCGTGTTTGCCTTCCCACACATGCGGGTATTGCTCGGGCCGCTCGGCTAAGTCTCGTTGTCTCTCGCGCTCCAGCTTTGCCGGGAACTTCGGGTTATCGCGCCAGTTCAGTTCGACAATCTTGATGCGCGGGTCAGGGTTGTTCAGGAACCGCGCCTCAACGGCAGAGCCTTTGCGCTTCGGGTTCCACGTCACCCACAGCTCGGCGTTCCAGCCTTCGCCTTCTTCCCGCAGCGTGGGGATAACCACCGTCCATGCGGATTCGGCTACTGGCTCGGCCTCGTCAACCCACAGGATGAGAATCCGGCCCTTCGATTTGATGCTGGCGACGTTACGGTCTAGTCCTACAAACGTGAACCAGATGCGCCCGTCGCGGCTCTTGATGTACTTTTCGCCTATCTCGTAGTACGCGGCCAGCCAAGGTTCGTCTTCAATCGCCCGCTTGCATTCCTCAAGGCTGGAATCCTCCAGCGAGTTCATGAACTGCCGGCCGCACACTAGCTGGCCGTGAATCCCGGCCTTGCCAAACATATAACCGCGCACTGCGATCATCTTGGCAAAGCTGCGGGTCTTCCCCGACCCCCGCCCACCGTGTGCGCCTCTTACATCCGCCTCGCCTTCAAATACCGGGATGAGCTTTTCTGGAAGCTCTACAGCAACGGCGGTCAATTCGCCCTCATCGCCACCAGTTGAATCTGTGACACCTGAATCGGGCCACCGCCTTCACCCGTTACTTGAAGCGGCAGCAGGCGCGGATAAATGCTCGACCAGAAAGCACGCTCATTGAGTGGGTCTTCCTGCGCCCAAGCGACGAGACGGTCAGCGCCCCCTAACCCCTCGGCGGCCAGCGCAATCGCCTCCTTGGCCGTTTTGGTGGTTTTGCTGATAGCGCCCTTGGGCTTACCAGGGTTGCCTTTTCCGAATCTGCCCGTTTTTTTCGGTTCTGTCATATCTGTATCGGGCACCTTGCGGAGTTGCCGACCTCATG